GGGTGAGGAGATGCACTGCCAGTAGGGGTTACCTACCGTGCATCTCCATGGAGATACTAACCTCCTCAGCGGTTTGGAAACCGCCACACCGACTTACGCCGGTGTGCCCAGGGCATGTTCACCCGCTTCTCTGTATGAACGACCATACAGATCAGCAGGCTACTACCCACCTCGTCTTGGTGCCGACGGTACGAGGACGTCCCGAATGCGTGAGGTGATTCCTGTCGGCGAATGGCAATTCGCCGCGCTTAAGGAAACACTTCATCAGGGCATCGCTATCGAGAATTTCATTTCTCGGAATAGCGCTACTAACTACAACAGCCTTGACAAGGGGCTGGTGTAGCTTCGAACAGATCCTGGTGGTTTCATAACCTAGGACACTGTTACGCCCAAGAGCCGGAGATTCTGGAAGTACAGTCGGGAAAGGGATTATCCTCCCCAACCACTGATCCAGAAACGCTGCAACTCTCCACAAACCACGATAATACATTTGGTTTCGTAGAGAGACAGACGAAATAATCTCCGTCGCATCCGTTCGCCGTGCAGGGAGATCCTGTCTTACGCGCACGACACTAACGTCGTGACCTGCGTAATACTCCTTGCCGCAAGACTCTCTGAACTTGCCAGTCCAGAAAGACTTGCCGAGATTCACTTTAAACCCAAAAGTTTCAAGTGACTCGACGACGAAATGCACAAAGTCTACAGGGACGATAATATCGTCTCCATAGACGCGCACCTGGCCCCGCAGGGATTTAACATCCCTTTGGGTCAGAGGCCTGCTAAGCCCCTTTTCAATCCCAACGAAGATACAGGTCGCAAAGACCATAGCTTCGATAGGAAAGGTTAGGGCCGAACCCATAGACGCGAACTTGGCTAGGCGTTGAACGCCATAGCCAGGTACATCAGCCTTCCGGCTCCTACAAGCATCAACGCCTTTTGCAAGGTGAGGATGATTTTTAAGCAGAAGCCGTACGAGCTGATTCGAAACGCGATCGGATGCCTCACTAAGATCTAGTGTGGCAAGAGATCCATCTCTGGATCCTTGACAAGCCAGGGACTGATTAGGCTCCTGGTCGTCAAATCCGACGACTCTCCCCATATTGTCAGAACGGGAAATAGAGTCCACGAGTAACTCCATGATTCCTTGCTGCACATACTGCATGCATGTGGGCTCCATGGCGATAATTCGTGGCGTTTTGAGAGTTTTAGGGACTGTGATAACCTTGACAGGTCTCTCACTCCCGGGTTCGAGGAGGCTGAAGCTGGTGGGATCATTGTAGTCATAATGACCCCAATTTGGAAATAAATACTCCCCAGCAGGGAAGTACTCTTCCAAACGCCTGGTCCATTCCCGCTGTTTGAACTTCGCGTTACCGCGGAGTCCATCAGCAGTGGAACCTGGCCCATGCTTTGGGACGACGTTTCCGTCGTAGATGTCCTTATCCACTCGGGACAAGACATCAGCCCAAAGTAATCGCGATACTCGTGCAAAGTCTTCTCTGGAAGAAGAACTGAGCCTTGCATCAAGATTCTTCAACTCCTTCTCACACTCGATGTAGCCACGGATAGCTTTTCTCTCACGCTTTGGCGTGCATGAGAGCGCTACTTTGCTGTGCAGCAGACAAATCTGCCTTACAGCAAAAATAGCATCTACCGATGGGTCATCGAGTAGCAGACCACTTCCACGGTCAAAGATAAGATCGAGGAAACCCCCTAGAAATAGGGGGAGACCTCCTCTTCCAAAGGTAAAACCTTGGAAGAGTTGATGATCCACCTTCCCTTGCTCTAAACCTTTTTGGAGGTCAGAAGCAAAGGAAGGGAGAGTTATCGTTAAAAACGATAACCCCTCATCTTTGACTCGCCTCGCGATCGTTTTGAGATCACGAGTGGTGCTAATGCGACACCAGGTTCCCACATCTGTGAGAACCTCCTGCGTTAGAGACATCAGGCTTTTCAAGGCCCCTCCGTTCAATCGAAGGTAGGTCTTCCCTAGCCAGTGCTCTATACCGACATCGGGAGTAGTTTACTCCCCCGAGTAAAACCCTTAGTAAGGGTCCCAGTCCTACTTCTAAGAGACTAAGTCTCTTAGCTCTCGTTACCCAGAAGCTGAGTAACCTTAGAGCCAGAAGTTGCAGTAAGATACCCGGTAAGGGCATCAACAATCTGCTTCTGCTCCACAATCGTGAAACCGGTAATCGGAACATCTACCACAAGGTAGGTACTCATAGAGTACATAATGTTCTGAGCCGAAATCAGCGGATTAGGAGCAAGCTTCTGGAAGTCAATGCGAGCCGTATGACGCGTCCTCTTTCCATAAGAGTGCGCCAAATTCAGCTTGACCGTTCCGTCATCCTTTGTAAAGGTGCCGGAAGTGAGGCCAAGGCCAGTTCGCGGAAGCGAATTAGCCACAGCATTGATAGTAACGGACTGTGGGTCGGCAAAAGCCATGGCAAGTCTCCAAACAGGGTGACACATGGGTATTTCCCATGTGACATATGGATGAAACATTTCCAGATACCCTTTTGGGGTCCTTCCATGCGTCATCTTAAGCAAGCGGCCAGGATTTACCGCTTACTTCGAGCGACTCCGGGTTAAGCCCAGAGACGCTAAGATGGCCATCTGCTTGGGACTAAAGTCCTCAAACGTCAGGCCAAATCCGTACGGGGATGCTTTAACTCTAAGCTTCGTCTCTGTTTCAAAAGACTGCTTAAGAGTACCCAGTGGTCCATGACTTTTCGTCACTATACCATTGAGTTCGTACGTTACTTTTGTGGACAAAGTCCGCATACAGTACGCACGATGAATCATCAACTCGTCGTTTGAGAGCGCAGTGACATTGGTAGCTAAGCTACCCATGTTTACGAACCAATCGGCGAGCCAGCTCCAGGGCTGCAA